CATGATTTTAAACACATTTGGTTTTGAAGATGATACAGAGATAGTTTTTTATGACTATAGTAAACCCTCTCTCGCTTTCAAAAAACTTTTAGTAACACAATGGGATGGAGAAGATTATCCTGATTTTGTGTCTTGGGCGTTGAATAAATATCAGTTCAGTGAGACAGGAGGAGTCGAAACTCAGAATCTTTCAAGAAAAGAACTTTGGCAAAGAGAAATCAGTTGGTGGGGATCTGAAAAAGATATTAAGGATCACTGGGACAAATATAAACAACTTAAACACTCTTATGTGCATGTTGATATCTGCGAAACACCAGAAAAAATTACAAGTAAAATTACTCCTGAAGAGCAAAGTATTATTTGGTGGAGTAATGCATTTCACACAGTTAATGCTCAATATGTGAGAGGTTTACAAGGGGTAAAGGATTGTTATAATAATTGGATTAGCCAACTTACCGAAAAAAATCCAGATATTTGGATCTTAGGCAAAGATTATCTGGATAAACCTGTTGAAGGAGTTCAGATTAAAAACTATGTTAATAATTCCTAAAACACAAATTACATTTAGAAATGAATGGTTAGATAAGTTAAAATTTAAAAATCATACAGATTATGATTTAAAAGATACTTGTTCTGCGATAGCGGTCAAAAGTGAGTCTGGAAGTGTATATGATTTTTATAGATCAAATCCTATCGAAGAGCCTAATGATTTTATGTATACACAGCTATATTATAAGATTCCAGAGGTAAAAAATATTGCAGATTACTTTTCTTTCTTAGAAACAACAAGAGTTAGAATACACAAAACAGAACCTCAACAGATTATTAAGTTACACACTGATGGTAATAACGATCAAGCTAAAGCTCAAGAGGATTATAGGCTTAGAATTATTACAGCTCTAAACGAAGATGAGGATTTTATATATACTTATCAATTTGAAGATGAGCAACAAAATATTTTACTTAAAAAAGGACAAAGCATAATTTTTGATCCCGATAAGGTTAAACACGGATTGATAAATAATTCAAAATATAAGACTAGATATGCTCTTGTACAAATATTTAAAGCATATCCAATACATAAAGGATTAATTCAATTTATTAACAGCAATGAAATTGTTACAATATGAATGTAGATTTTGGCACTGCTTTTCACAAACCTAACGGAAACGCAGTTAAAGTAACAGTAAATGAATTTAGGGATAAACTATATTTACACATCAGAGAATATTCAATGGACGGGGATACCGGACAATGGTTTCCTACTAAAACAGGTTTTTCTATACCTGCTGATGAGGTAAGTTCCCTGCTACCACTTCTAGAAGAAGCAAGTGAGCTAGTAGCAAAAAGATATATATGGAATACTCAATTAGAGTTAGATTTGGAGTGAAAATGAGCGTAAAAGCCTGGAACGACGAGCAAGAAGCTGAGCTGATAAAAATGTATACAGATGACGATGTTAAAGACGTATACAAATTAGCTTCACATTTCTCAAAAGGTTATAGAAGTGTTATAAGTAAGTTAGTACAATTAAAAATATACGAAAAACCTGAGATTAACGATGGAGATAAATCCCAAACAGTTAAAATCATGTTAAGAGATTTAGAAGAAATTCTTGATATTCGTGTGGATGGTACTAATCTTAACAAAAAAGAGAACTTAGCAAAGCTCTTAGAAGCAATTAAAAAGAGGGTAAATTGATTATACAAGAGAGACATGAAAGATTTATGAGAAGACGATTTCTCGAAGAAGAAATTAAAGATTTAGAAACACAAATTGAACCTCATGATACCGGACATATTCATACTACGATTAGTACATTGAAACACCAGTATAAAACATTAACTGGTTTTGATTATGGAGATCACCCTAATGCTACTACGGTAGAAGCGCCACATCCAAACAGTAAAATTTATGAATCGCCTGACGGTGGTAAAACTGTATATGAACGGCCTTTTGGTGCTCCACACACAGAACGAACTTTGGTTAGAATACCTGATACACCTTTTGAGGAAGAAGATGAGGACTGGAATGGGTATGACGACCATGAGTTTGAATTTGATGATATCGAAGAACTTCTTTATAAATACAACGAAGAAGAGTTAATTCAAGAGTTTATTACTTATATTGATTCTACTTACGATCAACACTATTCTCAAAATAAATATCAAGCTACAGAAATCGCCATAGAAGCAGGTCATGGAACGGGTTTTTGTATTGGCAACATCCTTAAATATGCACAACGTTACGGCAGAAAAGGCACAGCAGCTAATGCGAGGAAAGATCTTCTAAAAATCATGCACTACGCATTAATTCAATTGTATATTCATGATACAGAATCTTGAAACCTACTTTGCTTACGACTATGTAAGCAACGATAATGATCAACACGTAATAGAGTTAGTCAAAAAAGCGGAATATGTATTAGACGTAGGTTGTGGAGACAACCAATTTAAGAAATACGGACTAGTTACTGGGCTTGATCCTTTTAACCTAAAGGCTGATCTTGTCATGGATATCCTTGATTTTTGTCCTGACCAAAAATATCCATTAATAATTTGTTTTGGATCAATTAACTTTTATGACGCGAAATGGGTTGATGACAGGATGAAAAAAGTTGCGACTCTGCTTGAGGATAAAGGTCGTATGTGCTTTAAAGTTAATCCTAACAAACCCTTTGGCAATGGAGTTAAACTTGAGTGGTTTGATAGGTGGACTATGCCTTTAATCGAACACTATGCTGAGATGTTTAACTATAATATTGAAAACGTTAGAGAAGGGGATAATGGAAGGATAAAGTTTGACTACGTTGCCAGATAAAATATTTTTCTGTGGAGTGCCGGGATCTAGATGGAGTGGGATCGCTAGAGAAATAAAAGACTCTGGTGATTACAATGTATCAGATCGTGCTTCTCACCGTGTCTATAAACATCACGGTTTTAATGGGCATCTTGAGGCGTATTTTGGAACAGGAATGGAATTTTCTTGTAACCTTTCAGAAGATAATTTATTAGCTCCTTTCTCTGAACGTGAGAAATGTAAGCTACTATTAAGTCACGAGTGGGCTTACTATTTAGAAGAAATTAGATTACAATATCCAGATGATTGGATAATGCTAATCTATAGAGAAAACTGGGAAAGTTTTCTATGGTGGAAACAAGCCGGAGGCTGGGACATTACATACCCTAATTACGACTGGTATAAGAATGACGTTGAGATGCGTTATAAAATAGAAGAACAAAATGATCTCATCCTATCCTTTGCGCAAGTTCATAACTTAAGTTGGAAGCAACACTCAAAACATAAAGATATATTTATTACAACGTACAAATAATGATAGAAATGGTAGCTGCCCTTATGGGCGGAGTCCTATATGGACTAATAATCGGAATTGTTCCGAGTGCTGGTGCAACAACAGGTTTAATTGCATTATTCGGTGTAATAAGTTACTTTGCTCATGAACCCTATCTAGGAGTCATATTTTTAATGGCAGTTGTCGCTGCTAGTACTACAGGCGACAGCTTTACTGCTATTCTGCTAGGAATACCTGGCGCAAACAGTGCCGCTGCTACGATGGTAGACGGCTTTCCCCTCGCAAAACAAGGCAGAGCTAGTTATGCAATTAGTGCTGCTGTTACAACCTCTACCGTAAATGGTCTCATCTGGGGTTGTCTTGTCTTTTTACTTTTCCCTTGGTATACAAACTTGATAATGATACTTGGTATCCCCGAACTGTGGGCATTTACCATGTTAGCGTTAGCGACTGTAGGTTTTTTAAGCACAAAAAATTGGATTCGTAGTATCTTGGCTATAGCCTTTGGTATCTTTATTGGTATGGTAGGCACTGACCCAGAGACTAATGAAGCTAGGTATACATTAGGTTGGTTTTATTTAGAAGACGGTATACAAATTATGGCTGTAGCGGCAGGCTTATTCGCAATTCCAGAACTCACAAAAGGTTTATTTACTAAATCACAAACTGCTTCAATAGTAAAAGACGAAGTATTTGTAGGTATGAAGGCAGTTTGGGAAAACAGATGGTTGGCAATGAGGGGAGGCTTTATTGGTGCCTTCATAGGGTTGTTACCTGGTTTGGGTGGTCAAATGGCAGACTGGATGGCGTATGGATCAGCCATTGCAGCTAACCCCAAAGAGGAGTTTGGTAAAGGTAATATCAAAGGAGTTATCGGACCGGAGGGTGCTAATAACTCACAAAAAGCGACAAGCATGATAACTACAGTACTATTCGGTATACCTGGCGCTAAGTTTGCTGCCATACTGATGAGCCTGTTCATGTATTTAAATTTTGAAATGGGTACGCCAGTTATAGCAGAAGATACTAAGTTTTTTGCGAGTATGACTTTTGGATTTTTAGGGGCGACAATTATAGTAGCTATTTTATGTATAGCACTAATACGTCCAATATGTTACATCACTAGCGTACCCTACATTTACTATTTTCCGTTTTTGATTGCACTTATTGTATATACCTCAATGCAATACACAGGCGGATGGGAAGATTTAGCTATGTTAGCTATATTTTCCATTATAGGTTTTGTCTGTAAGTATTTAAAATTTTCTAGACCTGCTATGCTCATAGGGTATATTTTGGCAGAGAAAATAGAAGGACTTACATTACAGCTTACAGGGTTATACACCTTAGAAACTCTTATAACAAGACCTATATTTATGATACTTGTGATAAGTATCTTAATTATATTTGTATATAGTTTTA